CGTCAGATGCTTGGAGCCGCACGTAGACACGAGCTTGAGGCTCCGCATTTGTATTTTCTACCACAAGCACAGCATCACATTAGAGTTATACCATTGGCACAAAGAGATCCAAAGAAACCAGAAGATATTCAAACAGATGGTGAAGATCATCCACTAGATTCCATGCGTTATGGACTTGCTAGAAAGATGATGTCATTGTCATTAGGAAAGGTAAATACATGAGCAAAGCTATTGCAAAAACAAAGAATTCTATTAAGTCTAGTCCTTTCTCGGCGTATTCTATGAGTGAAGTTTCTACCACACATCCCGAATACAACATGCGTCTAAAGGAATGGACCAAGGTTCGGGATTGCATTAAAGGTGAGGATGTAATTAAATCCAAAGGGATTACATATCTTCCCAGACCATCAGGCATGACTGGACAATATGCCGCCTCTTATGATCCATATAAGGAGAGGGCACATTTCCCTCTCATTTGTTCCTATGCTTTACAGGGGGCATTGGGAGTAATCATCACTAAACTTCCAGAATTTAAAGTTCCTGCTCAGTTGGATTATATTCTCAAAGATGCTACCAAGGACGGAAGATCACTTGGACAGCTATTCATGGATATCATCATTGAACAATTCCAAACTGGCAGGGTTCCATTAGCAGTGGATATTATTGAAGAGATAAATCAATTCCGCTTTGTTCAGTATAAAGCAGAAGATCTTACTCAATGGAAATCTGCCAATAAAGGGGCAGTAAAAAGTATATCTATGGCAGTGCTAAAAAGCACTGAACAAGATGGAACAAATCCTTTTTCCAATGCAGACAAAGACACATTCAGAGTTTTGACTTTAGGGGATGGTGTAGATAGTCTTTCCAAACTCCCGAAAACAGTATACAAAATTGCTGTGTATGGAGAAAATGGTGTTGATGGATTCTCGGAAGAGATTATTCCGGAATTTATGGGAAGAACTATTGATGAAATTCCAATGGTTATGGCTGGATCGATCAACAACAGTTTTAATATTCAGCCAATTCCATTGATATCAGTTGCAAACTGCTCCGTGCAGATCTACAGAAAAGAAGCAGACCTTGCCAACAGTGAATTTCTTTCTTGTAATCCTACTTTGTGTGTTGTTGGGGCTATCAATGATGGTAACTTGCCAAATGTGGTGGGATCTTCTGTAATGATAGTTATACCTAATGAACTGGCTAGGATCTTCTATACCCAGACAGATACGGCTGCATTGACACATGTATCCGCACATATCAAGGATCTTTATGAGGAAGCTATCCGTCATGGTGCCGCAATATTGGATGCCAGAAAGGGTGTAGAAGCCGCTGAAGCATTAAGAATAAGGCAAGCCACACAATCAGCGTCCTTGTATTCCATTTACTTATCTGCTCAGAATGCTATTACACAGGGTTTGAAATTAATGTGTAAGTGGGCTGGATTAAGTGATGCAGCAGTGGGTGTAGATGCTCCAACATCATTAACTTTTGGCATTCCTGATGCAGCATTGCTGAAAGAGTTGATTGAGGGATTTGCAACTGCTGGTGTAATTCCTATTGATATTGTTCATAAATACCTTGTATCTTCTGGACTACTCGATCAAACTGTAAACAGGGACGAGTATATTGAGATGATTAAGGAAAATAAAAAATTAAAAGAAGAGTTGGGATTGACAAAGGATGTAAAAGAGGATAAAAAGGAACAAAATAAGACAACATCTGATCCAGGTACGGAATCTGGAAAGGATATCATTAAAGACGGAACAGAAAATCAATTAGATACCTAATTGATAATAAATAATAAACCTTGTAGGTTTATGAAAAACTCCTGAGGAGGAATTTGCTACATGTTTGTTAAAAAGTGGTACTTTGTATATCAAACATTAAATTTAATCAATGGGAAAATCTATGTAGGCGTTCACACTTCCCTAGTAAATCCCAAAAAGAAATTTGATGGGTATCTTGGAAAAGGTACTTATTTATCCAAGGATATACTGAAATATGGGAAAGATAATTTCAGACGCACAGTAATTAAAATATGTGACTCAAAAGAGGAAGCGGTTGAATTAGAAAGATCCATAGTTAATACTGAATTTTTATCTTCTGCAAATGTGTATAATATCCATAGAGGAGGAGCAGGATGTGTATCACACTCAGAAGTTTCCAGAAAGATAATGAGTGTTTCCAGAAAGGGCAGCGGAAATAATATGTTTGGAAAAGAGCACTCAAAAATAACAAAGAGTAAAATGTCTTCTTCCCATAAAGGAAAAGTCATAGACACAGAAACACGAAAAAAGATGGGCATTTCCAAAAATGGGTCTTTAAATGGAATGTTTGGAGTAAAAAGGGAAAGATTTGAATGCTCTGTTTGTGGAAAACAAACAGATGCTGCAAATATGGCAAGATGGCATGGTGCTAATTGCCGATCAAATGTTAATAATTAATAATTAAGGTCTTGAAGATCTTAAAGGAGTTCATGTGTTTGAATATATTGAAGATTTGGAAGTACGGCAGAAAGCGATTGATGATTACCAAGCGTCCGTTGATAGTATTAAAGTGGATACTCAAAAACAGATCCAGATTGAAATTACCAAGGCTACAGAGGGATTGAAAGTCAATCACGACAAACTGCTGGATGAAAAGAAAAAGCTGCAAGAGAAGTTCAAGGGCATTACCGATCCGGAAGAGGCTTTGAAAGCACTCGCCATGATCAATGACAATGAAGATTTTCGGATGATGAAGGATGGAAAATTTGAGGAAGTTATTGCTAAACGTATATCTTCGGTCACTACAGAGCATGAAGAAAAAGTTAAAGCTTTAAAGGATCAGTTGGACAATCTTGAAATGTCTTCAACCAAGTACAAAAGTCTGTACACTGATCATACCAGGGATCTTCGCATTAAGGAGGCTGCACTTCTTGCTGGCATTCTCCCTTCCGCTCTTGAGGACGTTTTGAATAAGGGACGATCATTGTTTAAGGTTGGTGATGATGAAAAATCAGTTGAAGCCAGAGATTCCAATGGTAAGCTTCGCAAGACTGAGGATGATAAAATCCTCACTGTTGAGGCATGGGTTGAATCTTTAAAGAAAACTTCTATCCATTACTGGCCCGCTTCAAAAGGAGGGAATCTCAATCCTGGTGGAGATCCTAATGATCTTAATGAACAAATTGCAGAGGCTGCCAAAAATCAAGATCAAACTTTGTTTCGAAAATTGCGTGCCAAGCAGAAAACAGGAAAATAGGACAATTCTCAAAATTATCCTTGACTAATTAATTTTAGTCCTTTAGTATTAAATTTTAAGTGCTAGATCAATAGCAATATCCATTGCGGGTGTCCCTGATGGATATTGCTAAGTTTTACAAGTAGTTCAATAGAAGTTCCCACATGTTCCATTTGGAACCAAGATCTTGGGGATCGGGGAAACGTAGTTCAAGTTCACCGACCCTCAATAGTTTTGTGTCGGTGAAGGATATAATCACACAAACAAAAATCTTGGAGGAACAAAAAATGAGCAACATTTGGGATCACCCCGAAATCATTGCCGCTGAAGCACTCACCCACCTTGAAAGTTCTCTTGTTATTGCACCGTTGTGTGCAAGGGATCTTACCAGTGAATTTTCCACCAGAGCGAACGGTTGGAAAGTTGGTGACGTAGTATCTTTCCGTACCCATGGTGAATACAAGACCAAGGAATTTACTGGCACTATTGAGCCACAGCAGATTTCCGGTTCCACTCGTCCGTTGACAATTGAAAAATTCTTCGACACTTCTGTAGAGATTACAGCACGAGAAAATGCAATGGATCTGGATACCTTGTCTGAGCAGGTTATCAAGCCAGCCATGTACACCTTTGCAGAAACCATTGATCTGTATCTTGGAACCAAACTGTTGGAAGCACAGGGTCTTTATGTCTCTGATACCCTGTTTGAATCCGCTGCCGATATTTCCCAGGCTCGTAAAGCCGCAATTCTCCAGCAGTTGTCTGGTAATCGTTTCTGTCTGGTAGATCTGGATATTGAAGCTTTGCTTCTTGGACAAACTTGGTTTAACCAATCTCAATCCCGTGGAGCTGATGCAGAGGCTGCTGTCCGTAATGGTACTCTTTCTCGTACAATGGGCATGGACTTCGCTTCTTCTCTTTCTTACCCGACCAATACTTCCGCACACACCGCCGGTACTTTTACCGGAGTTACCAATAATGGCACTGCTGTTGCTGGTATTTTCCCCAACAACTATATTGGGGCTGAAACTCTCACTGTTGATGGTACAGGCGCAGGGACCACTCTTGTTGTTGGTGATCGAATCCGAATTGCTGGTGTTAAGCGTCCAATGGTTATTAAAACTGCAATTGCAGATGCCACTGCTACCACCACAATTGCACTCGCCCATCCTATCACCGAAATAATTCCGGACAATGCAGCTATTACTGTAATCGGTTCCGGCCTGGATCTTACCTATCATGGGGCAATAATGGATGATAAAACTATCGGCGCTGCATTCCCGATGTTGGATCTCCCCGGTGATAAAGTTGCTGCTTATGCATCCAATAATGGTCTTAACATCCGTATCGTCAAAGGCTATGATATGACTCATAAGGTGGAAACCTTGTCAATGGATATGATCTGCGGTGCATTCATGATGGATACTCGTCGAGCTACGTTGCTTGCCGGTTATTAATCAGCATTAACAGCATTGAATATTAACCAATAGTTAAGGAGAACGTTATGCGTTTGTATGACAAAAAAGGTAATGAAATTACAGCCGATAAAGAACAGGCTGATCTGATGATAGGTTCTGGATGGAGTAAGGTAAAACCTTCCCCATCCCCTGTAGTTGAGAAAGAAGTGAAGAAAGAAGAGGAAGCTGCCAAAGAGGTTGAAGTAGAGGCTGCTCCCAAAATTATCAAAAAGATTTCCCGTAAATAAGAGGTATCTCCATGGCCCTTGATGCTACTGTCGGTTCAATAATGGCTAATTCTTATGTAACTGAGGATGAAGCTGACGATTATTTTGCCGACAGGATGCATTCCGCTTTGTGGGATTCTGTAACTAACAAGGAAGCATTTCTTGTTAGCAATTCAAGGATACTGGATTGGCAACTAAAATTCTCTGGATATAAGACTTCGGATATTCAGTCTATGCAATTTCCTCGGACTGGGATTGTGTTACGTAGTGGGTATGTTGTTCCCAGTGATACGATACCATCCGAGGTTAAATTTGCCGTATTTGAATTAACTCTGGCTTCTATATCCAGGGACAGAACAGCCGATTCATCCCTTGCAGGGATTGAACAGGTAAAGGCTGGTCCTCTTTTTATAAAAGCATCCCTTGGAGGGTATGCAAGCTCTCATCCAAAAGTAATTCCTGATCACGTAAGAAACATTTTGTCGGAATATATAATGTCAAGTGGTATTGGTGTGGTCCGGTTGGAGAGGGCATAATGTTTAAGAAACTTTTTGAGGATGCTGTAGAAACAGCGTTTACCGTCTTTTCCTCCCTTTTAAAGGACGGGATGTATTTGACAGTGCCGGAAGAATCTGGATGGGGAACTGATGTTCCTCCCGTAGAAAGTCCTATGGTAGTTATAGTTAATGGACTGACTCAGAAAGACAAAGAGAATACTTCATTTTTTACTCAGATCCTTTCTTCAGATACCATTATTATGGCAAAAGGAGCAGATTTGAGGAAGAATTCTGTGGAAGTAAGTAGTTCAGATAAATTCAAGATACTTTTTGGAGAAGTCTGGAAAACCTTTAATATTGTAGCACACGAAACTGACCCTGCTGAAGCATTGTATCTGCTGCTGTTAAGGCAGAAAGGTAAGTGACACGTATGAATGCCTTAGAATATGCACAACACCTGAGACAGTCGGCAATTTCGTTACAGAAAAATGTTCCTGCCGTTTTGTATGCTGAGATGGAGGAGATAAAGAAAGACCTTGAGAAAAGATCCCCTGTTGATTCAGAAGAGTTTAAGCAGGGGTGGAGGATTCTCAGAGCATCAAAAAGTAGTGGTGAGATTTTTCATATGAGGATCGATAATAAAACCGCATATGGACTCCACCTTGACCTTGGAGTAGGAGTAGGAGAAGCTCCATGGTATTTCCCCAATAAATCAAAACCTCCTTCTGGAAAGCTGGCTACAAAGAATGGAAGAGTTTGGGCTGGTGGTTTAAGTCCATCAGGTTTTGTTTTTGGAGGAATTATTGATCCTGTTATTTTTTATAACAAAGGCAGGAAAAATTCAATAGCCAGAAAAGTGGCTGATACTGTGGTTGGGGTATTATGAATAAGCGGATAGCTGGATGCACTGGATTATATGAGAGAATAAAAGCCGCTAGAATTGAAATAGGGCTGAAGACTTTCATTAAGACTCCAACAGAACAAGCAAAAGTGGAGCAACTGCCAATATGTTTTATGAATTATGGCACCGATAATATTATCAAAAGGTCTTCCAGAACTTCTTCTTCAAGCAGACCAGCCGCTGAAAACATATGTGCCCTGGAAATATTGTTTGAGATTGTGTGTTTCGAAGAATCAGACATTATTTCCATATTTAAGGCTTTGCGTAAAGCTATTTTGAGTGATATTTACCCCGCAGTGGATACTGAAGGTGCTGTGGATTATTCAGTATCAATTTCGGAAGATCGGAAAGAAGGACCATTAGGTTATGGAATACCTGATGTGGTTGCTTTCATATTTGTAGTAACATTGACGTACCCAGATAAAATTTAATAGGAGGTTTCAGATATGAATCCTAGTACAGACAACTACACATTGGGTAAAGGTGTGGTTTATTTTGATAGACTTGATAACGCCACTTCTCTGTATACTGGAGAGCGTGATCTTGGCAATGCTCCTTCTTTTGCATTTAATATTTCACTTGAAAAACTGCAACATTTCAGTTCCCGTGGTGGTTTGAAAGCAAAGGACAAGGATATTATTTCACAGATTACTCCTGGTGTCACCTTCACTCTGGACGAAATTAGTCAGGAGAATCTTGCACTCCTGACCCTTGCTGATTTGGTGACGGTGGCACAGACAGGATCAACTGTTGCTGCCGAGGAGCATACTGCACATCTTGGACGAAGACTTAATCTTGCATATCGTGGGATTTCCGCAGTAACCGTAACCAATGTCACCGATCCTGGTGATTTGACTGTTGGAGTTGATTACGTTATTGATACCACGATGAAAGATGATAAGATCGGTCGTATCTATATCCTAGATGATGCTGTGAATGTAGCAGAAGGGGATGCTCTTACTGTAGCCTACACGTATGCCACGGTTTCTTACTCCGTAGTTCGTGCTTTCAAACAAACCCAGGTTGAAGGAAGACTTCGGTTTGTTTCTGATAACCCTGCTGGTACTCAGCAGGAATTGGAAATTTGGCGAGTATCTATCAGTCCTGCCGGTGACACTTCCATGATTGGTGATGATTGGTCCACCCTTGGATTTGTTGGTGAGATCTTGAAAGATGAAGTTGGGCATCCAACTTCTCCATATATGGACTTCATCTTCGGCTAATTTGTAGTATGTTAGATTAAAATCTTTATGGAGGGTGTAATAACCCTCCATAAATAATGTTAAGGAGCA